GAGTTTAGGTGGAGGGCCACCGCCAGCGATGCTACATCAGCCATATCCGATGATCCTTACGTTGGCCTCAAACAGCTCTTCCTCGGTCATTGGTTTGTTACCAACAGGAGGTGAGGTATCCCGTTCCGGGGCATCCGGCAAAGGCTCGTTTTGAATATTAATGAATGCCTGCCAATGCATCAGAATATCCGCTGGCAGGTCCATAATTTTTCTGGGGTCTATCTCGCCCAAGCGATCGGCTAGCGCAAAGGCCATCAGTAACTGGGGCGAGTCGATTAGTTTTTTCTGGCGGTTTCCAGCGTACCGTAGCTATTGCGCTGAACATCCATTACCGCCTCTTTCAGATCTCCCGGCGCATGCACAGCCAACAACTCAGCGACGGTCGGCAGATCGGTTTTTTTCGGTTTGCTGCCGTCTTCGTTTACCAACGCACCCAGGAACAACTCGATACCAAGCACGTTCAGCTTATCGTTGTCGGTCTCTCTGTCGATCGCTTTCAGATAGTCGTCAAGCTCTGTAGACGACAAGCGGCGCACGAAAACTTTCTGCCCCAGCGCCGGAATTTCAGTTGGTGCGCTATTGGGCTTCAGTAGGGATTTGTAATTCATAGATATCTCTCAATGTGGGGACGGGAAACCGCCCAAACTGGGCGGCTGCGTTAAGCTTTTGTGGTCCATTTCAGCGCGTTCTGCTTGGCATAAACCTCAACCTGCAGAATTTTTCCATCTGGGCTATCAACAGACTGGAGGCTCCATCCGGCAAGAACCAGTGTGAAATTCGCGATGCGTTTATTCGGATATTCAATGAATAGCGCCACGGTGTTTTTGCTGTCTGCCGCTGCCAAGAAGGCCATCTGATCTAGATCGGACGGATCATCAATGAAGGTGAACGTCTTATCTTCCCCTTCCCCCATATCGGACATATATTTCGGTTCGGTATCGATCAGGCGGGTCACCTTGACGAAGGTTCCTTTTTTCCCTGATGCACCGATTGCCATCGCACTTTGCAGCAATTTAGCAGCATCGATCAGCGTTCCCACTGGCCCCCAGGAAACTTTTGTGCCAGCGGGAAATTTCGCATACGTTGCCGGGTCTTTAATGACTGTTGGTTCAGTTCCTGCCATGATTTTCTCTCGTCATTCTATTAAAATAAAAACGGCTGCAGAGCAGCCGTGTATATAGGTTATTTGCCTTCCAACTCCTCACGAAGCCGAATTGCGAGGATGTTCAGTACCTTCTGCCGGTTATAATCCAGCGCTGGCCGCATAAAAGGCTTCGCTACCTGCTTACGGGTACCGCGCTCCTGCGCCCAGCCTTTCATTTGATGTGCTTTGCTAATACCCACACGAACTGTTACGGCTGTGGGGTAACTGGTATTTTTGGTCTGATCGACACTGGTGATTTTTATATTGTCACGCATGTGCGGGCCGATGCTGGTTTCATCGAAACCGGCATTTTGTTTCATGTCGGTAAGTACTGGCACCATGGCATCACGACCAGCTCGGCGTAATGCGGTGATCGATACTTTCTTCTCAGCTTCAGCCAGCAGGCGATCAAACTCCTGCCCGGAGGGAAACTTGATTTGTATATCCATGGTTCACTCCGCGAACGTCAGAATATAATCACGTGCTAAGCTGTAAAGGATGTTGCCGCTGTTCAGCGTTTCCTTGCCATGCGAAATGCTGTCGCGACGAACGTATTGGACTGGGTAGCCCTCTATCTCGCCATGCACCACATGCCTCCACTCTGCCCAAATAGCCTTATCCTGCTTCACCAACTTCGTGAAATCGTTCTCTGTATAAAGCGTGATCTGAAACCGCCCTGCAGTTAGGCCCGTTCTCACCATGCCAGCCATGATCTCGGGGTCTGAAACACGCAAGTATGTACCGCCGTTGTACACGTCTGCGGGCAACAACAACGGGTACAGCTTCATGCCGGTGATCCGCTCGACCGACTTTTTAATCGCTAACTCGATCATGGGCTGGGTCAACCTCCGCCGTTATTACCACCCTGTCGCGTATTGACCGGTCAACGGTACGCACGGTATAGCTGATACCATGTGCAACGACTTTCCAGTCACCGGCAATATCTACCCTGGGAAATGTCGTGAACTGCCATGTTTCAACTACAGGGGCCTGATCTGCAGTGCGGATTTTGCGATGAGATATAGGCTCCGCCTTCACCCATGCTTTACCCGCTGCGACAAACTTACCCGGCAGTGGCTCCCCCATTTCACCTTCACCCGTTTCGACATAACCGAATTGAACTCGTGTTGTCAGATCCCCTGGGTCCAGCGGCTTAATGCTCATACCGTGTGCTCCATCAGCGGAAACAGCAGAAACTCAACACCCAATTTGGCTGGGGTATCACTTTCGGTATTTGCCCCAACGGGATCGAGATACCAACGAGCAACCATCATCTTCATTGCTAATTGAATATCCTCGTCAGCAATGAAACCTCGGACGCCATCAGGCAGCTTTTCCAGCTCTTCCTGTGTCGATACCAACGTGCAGCAATAACCTCGCTCTATACTGCGCTGAGCTGCTTTAATCAGGGATTCAAGGTGGCTATCGTGCGCTGTGAATTCCGGTTCGAGGCGGAGCTGAGTTTTGGCTTCAGATACCGAAATCATAGCCATTGGATTCACCTTTTGATTTCTTGGCGTAATCCTTCGGCCAACAGGCAATGTTACGAGCTACTAACTCCGAGGCATATTCCTGGCTAAAACCAGCCATATCTCCGCGTGAATAACGCTGATATGGGCCGAGGAACATAACGATCGCTTTCGATTCCACCTGATCTCCTTCATTTGGGACCATGGTCCCAATAGTTAATCCTGCCGCATTAGTACTGTCGGTCGTGCCGGTGCCATCGGTCGTGCCGGTGCCATCGGTCGTGCCGGTGCCATCGGTCGTGCCGGTGCCATCGGTCGTGCCGGTGCCGTCGGTCGTGCCGGTGCCATCGGTCGTGCCGGTACCGTCAATCAGCCCGGAAACCTGATCTTTATCATTCTTATCAGTTTCCGATTTTGGATTTTTCTTTGCCACAGCCATAATTTTCACCTATTAAAAAGCCCGCATTAAGCGGGCTTGATGTTGATGTGCAGAAAGGGGGGAGTTACCAAATAACACCGGTACCGACCACCAACCCTTCTGGGTGGCGGAAGCCGATATCATGCTCGGTAACAACACGAATCAGCGACTGGTTACGGGCAAACGCTGATACCAAATTACCATCTGCGTCTTTGTAAGTGGCTTCGGTTGAAAAATCGACTTTCATCATGCCATCTTCACCGATAAGAACATCGTTGAAGTCGCAGAAGTAGATTTCCGACGCGTTGCCATCTTCGCCCAGGTTTGCAGGAATCGCACTGGTTCGCTGGATTGGGTAGCCTTTCAGCATCCCCTGAGCCATTTCCGGGTAAACCTTATTGCCATTTCCATCACGCAGACCAAATAGCGTCATATAGCTCCGGTTCGACAACCCCCAGCCACACAGCAACATATTACTGTTGGAGTTCATATGCTTCAGGATCAGGCTATCCATATACGTATCAATCGTGGTCAAATTCACTGCAGTTCCGGTCCATGCGACCAACCGTGATGCTGCTTTAGCAATAGTCAGCATCCCTTTCGGAGTGTCACCAGTGCCATCATCGCGCATAAACGCTTTGTCTTCGCGGGTAGAAATCGCAGACAAAATGTCACCCAGAATCAGCTGCTCAGTGTTGAAACCTGATTGTCCAATCAACTGGTTGGAAATCGGCACTAAAGCAATCATGGTTTTCGCGCTCAGCTTCACGTCGTCGAACGTTGCCCCGGTTGCGATAACATCCTTCCCTTCACCGACATAACCCGCTGTCGCCCCACCTGACAGGCGAGGCAGAGACATATTACCGTTAGGCAGAGGAATTGAGCGCGCACCGAGCTTACGCACAATTGTGCGGTCTCGGAGCAACTCGATCACTTCGTTCTGCATATTCTGCGGGATCAGCGCACCGCCCGAATTAGATGCTGTGCTGATAGCCATCGATACGCCACTATCGCCCAACTCAGTTTCTGCAAACTTCGCGGCATCCGTCAGATTACCTTTCCCCGCAGCAATGGCCATAACCATTCGGGTCATGCCTGCGCCTTTGTACTGTTGCAATTCAGGCTTGATAATCACACCGGGGGCCTGTGCCTTAACTGGCTGAGCCAGAGTAGCAGCCATTCGCTCCGCACCCTCCATGCGGGTGATTTGCGCGGTCAGGCCATCAAATTCCGTCTGCAAGTTGGTGAACTGTACTAACTCTTCTGCTGTCAGGGTTTCACCCGCGATCTCTTTGTTAGCCAGAATTTGAACTTTATCGTGAGTACCCGCACGCAGACGGCGTAATTCTTCAATAGTCATGCTATTTCTCTCTTTTTTATACATAAAAAAAGCAGCCTGCTGGCTGCTTTCGGGCTGACGCGTCGCGTCGGGTTAAAGTTGCATTTGCTGCTGCATTCGAGTGGCACGCAATTGCACGCTACTGCTCGTCGTGACCTGCGGTTTGTTACGGGCCGCAATGGCATTAATCGCTGATTGAGGGTCTGATAATTCATCAGCTAGCCCTGAATCTAAAGCCGCCTGGCCGAAGAAGCAGCGTGCCTGTGTATCGATAACAGCCTTCAAATCAATACCGCGATACTGAGCCACCGAGCTTGTGAACATTTCGTATGCGTTATCGATCATCTCCTGGATTTCGGTCCGGGCATCATCCGTGATGGGTTCGTGCGGAGAACCAGCATTTTTGAAATCGCCACGATAAAACGTGGTGAACTTCAGCCCGTTGTTCTCTTCCCACTTGGACGCTTCCATATGTTCCATAATTACGCCAATGGACCCCACGCCGGAGGTCTGGCTTACAATGACCGTCCCACATGCCGATGCGAGAAAATAAGCCGCTGAGAATGCGTTAAAATTCACGATGGCTGTGATCGGCTTAATATCACGAGAAGCAAAAATGTAATCGGCCAGCTCTTTGCAGCCTGCAACCATCCCGCCACCGGAATTAATATCCAGAACCACTTCACTGATTGAGCTGTCATTGAGCACGATGGCCAACTGCGACCGGATTCGCTCGTAACTTGTCAATTCCATGCATGTTTCGGTAATCTGACCGCGACGTGATACCAACAGACCGTGAACAGGAATCACCGCAATGCTGCCGTTAGCAGGTCCGGGATTTGTTGGTACTGCAGGTGCATCATTAAGGGCCATGACTTCGGGTGCTGTAACAACGCCCTGCAATCTTGGCAACAGCACCGCTTTTACCGCATCCAGCATCTGCCGGGTAGCATAGTGCGGAACACTAAAAACCTCGCTGGCCAGATGCGGGTAGTTAATTAGCTTTTGCATGGCTTTCCTTTCTGCGTTTCGCCAATATCAAGTGGCTGGGGCTGCAGCGTCGGTTTCTCAACAGCAAAAACCTTTGCCACATCAGCCGGTGAAAATGATCGGGAATCAATACCCCGGAGCGTGTGCTCTCCCACCGTAAACGGCATGCGATTTGTATTCATCGGCATAAAATTGTCTCTATTTCCTTTACCTGTTGCGGCGTAGCTTTTTGCAGGCCAGGTACGGCGCTGCTATCAACCATGTTGAGAGGCGTTAGATATTTATCCCCACCGTTTATCGGCGTCAGATTCTCCATGCGCCGGATATCATTCACAGATAACCAGCCCCATTGGCGGCCCAGCGCATACGATTCGTATCGCGATTTCTGGTCACCGCGAAGCAACGACGACACATTGAACTCGATGTACAGATCGCGGCGTTCGCTGGGCAACAACAGATCGCGCATCATCGCTGATTCATGCCGTTTCAGAATGGCCAGCATCGTGTACATCACGTACTGCAATCCCTGATGCTCAATGTTGTTGTTCGTGGATTTCTGCAAATCCTGAATCATATGTGGAGGGACTTTATACAGCCGACAGACTTCATTGACCGTGTACTGACGGCTCTGCAAAAGCTGAGCTTTCTCGTTGTCTTGAGAAAGCTGCTTATACGTCATGCCCTCCTGGAGCATCCCTACAGAGAACGCATTTCTGACGCCGCCATAACGCTCGGTCCATTTAGCAAGAATTGCATCTACTGCTGCCTGACTGCTAATCGCCTTAACTTCATGCGGCCGCTCTATCACGCCAGACATCGTTGTACCACGCGCAAAAACCTGAGCAGCATGTTGCTCTACTGCCATGCCAAGGCCAAGCACGTCGGAGTTAGTTTGAATGGGCGAGGTACCTATATACCCATCAAGTGAAAAGGACTTAATGTGATGCACCATCCGCATCGGAAGAATTTCACCGATCTCCGGGATGTCGTAATAAGGCATCCCATCTGGACCTTTCAGGACGATCACTTTTTTGGGGTTAATCGGAAGTAACTCGGTGATATTCCCGCGACCATCACGATCTATCAGCGAATAACTATTACCTTCCAGCCCTAACACACCCTGCGTTTGTTCGTGATACTCAAATGCTGTGTCCTTCGCGTTTGGCTGGTAACGGATGATGTCGTGCAATGGATGATCAACAGCGGCCTCGCGCCCACCATCTACAGTTCGCCGGTATAGAACACATGGCAACTGAGCCACAGACTCAGCAAGGAGAGTGACACACGCACGAACAGCCGAAAGGGCTAGCGCAGTTTCTGGCGATACTGTCATCCCAGCTGCACTGGAACTGCTACTCATTCCTCCTGGATACAGTGACCAGTTCCCACCTTTCGCGCTCGCTTTTCCTCTAAAAAATTGCGGTATAAACATTACGAATCACCCTGCTTGGAACGCGGTTCAGAACGTATTGCAACTGAACGCGATACCATCCATGAAAAGCAAAGGCAGAGCAGGCCGCATATCACATAACCAGCTGGCGGCGTATATAACCAGGCGCCATACGAAACCAGCCCAACGCCCAGCAAGCCGACAAGAAAACCGATGACCATTATAAATTTCATTAACACGTTACATCCGATTCGTCGTAGATGGAGCCACTGGACTCCTGGCCATGGAGCATCGCTCGCCCGATTGCCATCAGAAGAGCGACTGCGCCGTCGATTTTTGATTGGTTGTCACCCTTCGTCGGTCTAACAACATCATCGCTACCGGGAATGTATTTGCCGATTACGTTGCTGATGCACCACGCCAATATCGGGTTTCCATCGTGATGGAA